AAGTTTCGCCGCCTGGTTTTACAACACATACAATCCTGTGGAAGCAAGGACGGCGGAGCTGGGGACGGTATCCAGGGAGAACGTGGCCTTATGTACCCTTCCCCCGTATTCAATACTGACGAGGCTGGTCTGCAGGATTGAGACCCCGTTTGAAAGCGGGGAGGAATTAACCCTGAAGGCTGGGGATGCCATCCTGATGGGGACAAGTGACATGGACGTGACAAAGGCAGGCATATATTTGAAGGCCCCTATGTACAAGGCCGGGGCTTTAGGCGCGGAGATTAAGGCCGAACTTACCAGCGACTCCGAGGGGGTTGCCGTGGTATATGGCAATATACTCAGGAGGGCGCTATGAAGGACTGGATAATAAAGTACTGGCTGGAGGCCCTTTTCGGCGTGGTGTGCGTTGTATTCGGAGCTTTGTACAGGCGAATGGCACGAAAGGTCAAAAAGCAGATATCGGACCAAAAAGCGCTTAAAGACGGCATGCTTGCGTTGCTTCGAAGCGAGATAATCAGGTGCCACGACAAGTACATGCAACGAGGCTGGATACCTATTTATGCCTTGGATACGGCCAACGCCCTGTATAACTCGTATAAGGTACTCGGTGGGAACGGAACCGTTAAGAAGCTTGTCGAGGACATGAACGATTTGCCGAACAATGAACGGGAGGTACACGCATGACATTATCCGAAATACTTAACATTGTGCTGCCGTCGCTGATGACGGCGGTCATCATCCCGCTGCTTGTGGCAGTGGGAAAAGCCGTGTCGAATTACTTCAAGGAGAAAACCAACAGCGAAAAGCTTCAGAAATACTTTGACATGGCCAATGATGCGATTGTCACCGCGGTGGCGGAGGTGATGCAGACCTTTGTTGAGACCATGAAACGGGAAGGCGCCTGGAACAAGGAAGCCGCTGAGAAAGCCTTTGAGCTGGCGAAAATGCGCGCCATAGAGATTATGGGCGTGGCGGCATTGCAGGCCCTGCCTGAGATTGTGGGCGATGTGGAGGCCTGGATTATCAGCAAGATTGAGGCGGCCACACTGCAGACTAAACAGGGGATCCAGGTGATGCGGACCCTTGGAGGAACGCCTTGCGCAAGTTTCACGTAATTGGTTTTTCCCTGATTGTGGAAGCCATTGCGTTTGTGGCAGTTTTTCCGGGACGTATGGGCATGGGCCCCATGCCCATACGCGGGGCGTAAAGGCAAAAGATTTTGCCTTGGGATGCCGCCCCCTACGGGGGGACGAGGGGACGGGGCGTCAGGGATGCCGCCCCCTACGGGGAGGAGCAGTATGAATTTAAGACAGTGTATATTGACTGAGAACGTCTGTTATAAAAAGGGAGAAAAGATTGAGCCAGTGGGGATAGTGGTCCATTCAACAGGGGCGAATAATCCCTACCTCTGCCGGTACGTGCAGCCGGACGATGGTTTATTGGGAAGGAACGCATACAACAACCACTGGAACATGGACGTGCCCTCCCTCCGGGTATGCGTCCATGCCTTCATCGGGCGATTGAAGGACGGCAGTATCGCCGCATATCAGACTCTGCCCTGGGACCATCGTCCCTGGGGCTGCGCCTCCGGGCCCAACGGCAGCTATAACAACAGCCACATACAGTTTGAGATCTGTGAGGACGGTTTAAGTGACCGGGCGTACTTCAGCGCGGTCTACCGGGAGGCAGTGGAGCTGTGCGCATACCTTTGCCTGACGCGTGACATAAGCCCGGAAAACATATGCGACCACAGTGAAGCCCACAGGAGAGGATACGCCAGCAACCACGCAGATGTCAGACATTGGCTCCCCCGGCACGGGAAAAGCATGGACATATTCAGGGCGGACGTGAGAAAGGAGCTGGAGGAATTGAGCTACGAAAAGTGGAAGGAATACTTCGAGCGGTACATGGAGGAGCTGGCCGCGAAGGAGCCGGACGCCTGGAGCCGCGAAGACCGGGAGATCGCAGAGAAGATCGGGCTCGTCAAGGGCGACGGGAAGAGCATGCGGTACAAGTCTTTCTGTACCCGAGAGGAGATGGCGGTGTTTCTGGTGAGGGCGATAAGGTACGTCCTCGGAAGGGGGGAAGGTGTAATGATCATACACAGTGCGACGGGCACAGGCGGCGGGATAAACGAGTCAATCAGTTTTATCCTGCACGGGAAGTTGCATGAGATCAGGCTGCACCTGAGCGGGGCAGGCGGAGGCGGGGACCTGACGGTCACCATCGACTCCGCCGGCGGGGCGGCCTACGACACGGTAATCCTGAAGCAGGACATGACGGAAGTCCAGGATTTGCATTTCAGGCCCAACAGGCCCATACATATTGAAGCCGGCTCGGCGCTGAAGGTAGCTTGGGCGAACTCGGAAAACAAGACGTACGGCCTGGAAGTTCTCTACGAAATGGGGTGTGGTAGATGAGCCTGAGCATTAACGGGAAGGAAATCGGCAAGGGGGTTGATGAGGCGCTTGAAACCAGAGTTAAAGCCTTGGAAAACTACAAGAGAATATCGGCATTACCTAAATCATTTATAAGAGAAACAAATCTTTTCATAATGGACGCAAGCGAAGGTTGGGAGGCTATGGCTGGCCGAGACGTTGACCTCGCTGACCCCGAACATGTATCAGGCGAGACAAGCATAAGGATAACTACACCGTCTGAGGCTGTTACTCCTTATTATGCGTATGCAAGGATGCCGATAACGCCTCATCTTACATATGCCAGTTATATACACATTCGGCTAAAAATCGACGAACCTGCAAACCTAGATAAAATGGAATTTAAATTCTATAACATTTCAAGTGAAGGTGCTGTTTATTATTACACTTATCAAGTAGAGTCTGACGATACAGATACGGACTGGAGAATTGTTAGAATACCCGGTGCAACACATTGGTCAACATACGGTCCTGTTCCAGCAATAGAAGCATGTAATCGTTTTGAAATTCAAGCTAAAGCAAAAGCTGGAGTGACCGTCACTGTAAAAGTAGATGCGGTGCAGTTTATAAAAACAACTCCGTCCATCATTGTCTGGTGTGATGATGGCTTAAAAAGTGTATATGATATTGCATTTCCTATACTAAAAAAATATCCAAAAATAAAAATGGCTTGTGCTATTATTACTAGTTTAGTTGGCACCGAAGATCATATGACATGGGATGAAATCGCAGAAATGGCGGCGGATGGACATCTCATTGTATCGCATTCTCATACACACCGATATCTCAATAATTTATCAGATAGCGCACTTGAAGAAGAATTGCGTTTATCACAAGCTGCACTTTTAGCCCACGGATATGTTGAAGGGTTAAGAATATTAGTCAATCCTGGTGGTTTTGGAGTACCGAAGGCGCAGAAACATATATTGCATAAATATTATTTAGTCGAGCGACCATCTTCTAACAAAGCAAATGCAGTGTACTATTATCCAGTGGCACCTACAAGACTATACGACCCTAAAATGGCGAACATGATTTTTTACAATATAACAGGCAGTGTTACGGAATCATCAATTGATACTATGCTCGATAAAGCTGTAAAAATCGGCACAGCATTAGAATTTACTTTCCACGGATTCACAACTGACCCGGCTGAAGTCGGCAGTTATGTTATACAGGATACTAAGTTTGATTACATCTGTAATGCGATAAGTAGCAGAAATATACAGTGTGTTTTGCCGACAGATGTATTTAATAATAATAATTTTTGGGCTGCTGAGACTTTAATATAGACTGCCTCTGGTCAATAATAACCGTCAGCCGTATAGGCAGGTGATACATATGCCACACACGTTTTCAATGCTGGACACGCAGTTCCCGAGTTTTACGGGCGGGGAGTCCGTGGGAGAGAAGGTAGACGTATTACACAACTACCTTTTCATGCTGCTGGAGAACCTGAAATACACGCTCTTCAACCTGGGGGAGGAGAACTTTAACAAGGCCGAGCTGGAAAAGCTGGGTGAGTGGCTTGACACCGGCATAGTCAACGAGGTCAGGGACCTGGAGGGGAACCTGTCGGCCCTGGTCCAGACGACACAAAGCATTGAGCTGAGGGTGCAGAATGCCGAGGGTAGCATAGCGTCCCTGACCCAGACGGCGGGAAGCCTGTTAAGCGCGATCTCAAACCTTGAAGGTGACGTCTCTGCCCTTGAGCAGACGGCAAACAGCCTGACAAGTAGCATATCAAACCTTGAGGGCGATATATCGACGCTTACGCAAACAGCCAGCAGTCTGACCTCCCGAATATCATCCGCCGAGGGAAACATTGCAACCCTCACGCAGACGGCTGACAGCCTCACTTCCAGGGTGGTTGACGCTGAGGGTGATATTTCCACCTTGGTACAGACTGCAAGCAGCCTTTCATCCAGGGTAAGCGATGCTGAGGGAAATATTTCTGCCGTCACTCAAACGGCGAATAAAGTCAACTGGCTGATAGCGTCCGGTACAAGTGCTTCAAACTTCACGCTCACGCCGAGGACGATAAGCCTTGTGGCGCAGAACATCGACCTGACGGGCTACGTCACGTTCAGCGCCCTGAGCACGGCGGGGCAGTCCACCATCAACGGGGCGAACATTACCACCGGGACGATAAGCGCCGCCAGGATAGACACCGCGAACCTTTCTCTCCTGACGCTGCGGACCATTGAAGGCAAGCCGGTGGTTTTATGCACCGAGAACTCGGTCACCATCGGCATAATAGGGAGCTACTCGGTGGCAAACTCTGAGATAGGCGGGACATCCGAAGTCAGGATAAGGGGCGGCGGCACGTACGACCACATAACCGCGAACTGGGGGAGCGCGTTCTTCGGGCCGGTCTATGACAACAGGCTGTCGCTGGGGGCCTCGGGCGCCCGGTGGAGCAGTGTGCATACAGAGAGCCTGTACGCGGTCAATGTGGGCAGATTGACCTCCAAAATTACGAACGCCTACATATTGAACCTAAACGCGGACATCGCATACCTGGGCGACTCCGTGGCGTCGGGCAACACCTTCAGGCCCGCCGGGACCCCGTCTTATCTCGGCAACTCCACATATCCCTGGCGGTACGGGTACGTCACGGACCTGTACGCGACCAATGCGTATATCAGCGGTACGCTGAGCCCCACGGGCTCAGGCTCCAACCTGGGGACCTCAAGCAACAAGTGGAGATACGCCTATATGACGGACCTGTATGCGGACAACGTATACATCGGCGGCAGCAGCGGCATTGTCCTGAGTGGAAGCACTTTAAGGCCTGCCAGCTCTACGTCCTACCTGGGGAACACTTCGTACAAATGGCGGTACGGGTACATCACGGACCTTTACACGGACAACATCTACAGCGGCGGCAGCAGCGGCATAGTCATGAGCGGGAACACTTTAAGGCCCGCGAACTCGGGCACCTATTACGCCGCGTATCTGGGGAACTCGTCGTATTACTGGCATTACGCCTTCATAGGCTCCGTCCAGTGCAGGATTGGCTCCGGCTACAACTCTGCGATAGGTTTCTTCGGTGCTTCGCCCAGGACAAGGATAACGTTAAGCTCGTCCGCCACATTAGCGGATGTAATATCGGGACTCAAAAGCTACGGGCTTTTTGGATAAGGAGGTAAATATGGTACTCAGACAAGTGATTGAAGCGATACCGGCACTCAATAAGCTGGCTAACGCTGAACTGGACATTAAGACCGCGTACCGGGTCAGCAAGATAATCTCCGCCCTTCAAAGCGAAGTGGAGTTCTTTAACGCTAAGAGGCGGCAGATTGTTGAGAAGCATGGCAAGGTCAACGAGGACGACACGGTGAGTTATGAGCCGGGCAAACAGGCCGAGGCCGATAAGGAATTGAAAGAGCTGATAAGCCTCGAAATACAGGCGGAAATCGAACCCATAGAGGTATCTGCGGGCGATATCAGGCTTACGGCCAACGATATCCTGGCATTGGAGCCTTTCGTGAAATTCAAGTTTGAATAGGGTGATATTATGAAGCTGCCAATGCTTCCCTATAACGACGGAATAAAAAGAGTAGTGCAGACGGTATTCCGGGGCTACAACCACAACCACTATGCCGGGGACGGGGAGATATACGACATGGGGAACATGAGCGACCTGTATTATCCCCTGTTGTCTCCGAGACCAAAGAGATACCTGCTGACCACGCTCACGAAACCCAACGGCATATTCGGCCGGGACAAGCTCTGCTGGGTGGACGGAACTTCCTTTTATTACGATGGTGAGCTGAAAGGCACTGTGGAGGACAGCAAAAAGATATTCGCCTCCATAGGCCCATACATAGTCATTTTCCCGGACAAGAAGTATTACAACACGTCGGACGATACCTTCGGGAGCATGGAGTCCTCCTGGACGGGAGAGGTCACATTCCAGGACGGCACTTTGTATGACGAGCCTGCCGAGGCCAACACCATATACGCCGACGTTAATTGGAGTGATTACTTCAAGGTGGGGGATGCCGTGACCATATCCGGGTGTATTACGCTGACCGGCAACAACAAGACCCCGATTATACGGGAGATTGAGGGCAATTATCTCAGGTTCTACGAGAATATATTTGACAAGGGTACAGAGAGCAATGTGACCGTTGCCCGGACTGTGCCGGACATGGACTTTGTGATTGAGAATGAAAACCGCTTATGGGGCGGTAAGGGAGATACCGTTTACGCCTCGAAGCTGTGAGACATATTCAACTGGAATGTGTTCGACGGCTTATCCACAGACTCCTATTCGGTGCCTGTGGGCGGCGCGGGAGACATAACCGGCATGGTCTCCTTTTTGGGCTATCCGGTGATATTCAAGCCGGACGGCATATTCAAGGTGTACGGTAGCCGGCCGACAAATTACCAGGTGACGCCCAGCGCAAGGCTGGGAGTGGCAGAGGGCTCAGGGACAAGCGTTGCGGTGGCGGGAGAAGTGTTGTTCTACCTGTCTAAAAGCGGGATTGTCTCATACTCCGGTGGAATACCCTCTTCCATCAGTGAGCCTTTCGGTGAAGCAAGATACAAAAACGCCGTGGCCGGCTCGGACGGATTGAAATACTATGTCTCGATGCAGGACGATAAAGACGACTGGCATTTGTTTGTGTATGATACGCAATCAAGGCTGTGGCATAAGGAGGACGATTTGCAGGCAATAGGGTTTGCCTATGCCGAGGACAACCTGTATTGCCTGGCGGATGACGGGAAGATATGGGCTATGGGGAACGCCGCCATTTCGGAGGGTATAGCCGAGGACAGCGTTGAGTGGTTTGCGGAGTTTGGGGGGTTTACGGAGCAGGAGCCTAACAAGAAGGGCGTAACGAAGCTTCGTATAAGGGCGGAGCTGGCAAAGAATTCGACCATGACGGTCAAAATAAAATTCGACAATGAAGAGTGGACGCCAATAAGAACCGTGAGTGCCATGAAAAAGAGCAGCTTCAGCATACCGGTAATCCCCGGAGGGCGGACCATTACAGGCTCAGGCTGGAGGGCTCCGGGGACTGCATGATATATTCAATCAGCCGTGAGTTCTATGTCGGCAGCGACAGATAAGGAGGGCAATATGTTTACATATGAAGACTTCATAAAAAAAGCTAATGAGACGGGGCTGTTGGGGGAGTTTTCGACCTATGACCTGGCAGTGGCCCAGGAGAATCCGGACTTCGGGTTTTCCATCCTGACCCTGAAGCAGGACTACAGGAATGCGCCCACACCGGAAGCGAAAGCGCTTATTAACGCGAAGGCAAACGAGCTCCGCCGGCATTACGGCTACACGGGCGGGGAGTCGGGCTCAGGCTTCTATACTGAAGGTTTTTCTTATCCCGGTTATGAAAACCGGTACACCAGGACCACAACGGATATGCTGGACAAGGTATTAAATCCCCGGGAGTTTTCCTATCCGGATTATCAGAGCAGGTATACCCAAACGGCAACGGATATGCTCGGCAGATTATTAAACCGCCAGGACTTCTCATATCCGGAATATCAGAGCCGGTACACGGAGACGGCCACCAGGCTTCTGGACGAGCTGCTGAACCGTCCGGAGTTTTCATATGATCTTCAGTCTGACCCCTCCTATTCGGCATACAGGAAGCAGTATCTTAGGGAGGGAAAACGGGCATCGGAGGACGTTTTGGGCCAAGCTGCGGCCATGACCGGAGGTATGCCGTCCTCAGCGGCGGTGACGGCCGCCTCACAGGCGGGAGATTACTACGCCTCTCAGCTTTCGGACATGATCCCCACCCTGTACCAGCAGGCCTATGACAGGTACCTGAAGGAATTCACCATGGACAGGGCAAAGCTTGATACCGTGAGAGATATGGAGAGCACCGATTATTCGCGCTGGGCAAGTGACAGGGACTTCAGCTATCAGGATTACCTGAACCGCTACAGCATGGACAAGACCGGCCTTGACATTGTGAGGGATATGGAGAGCACTGATTATGCCCGGTGGGCCGGGGAGAGAGATTTCAGTTACCAGGATTACCTGAACCGCTACAACATGGGCAAGGCAGGCCTTGACATTATGAGGGATATGGAGAGCACTGACTACGCCCGTTGGGCGGATGAAAGAGACTTCAGGTTTCAGGACTATTTGACCAGGCAAAGCTTAGCCAGAGCCGATGAACAGACCCGTACAGCCCAGGATCAGCAGCGGATCTCCAACGCCCTGGACATTTGGAGGGCATACGGATACGCCACCCAGGAAGTGGCGGACGCCCTGGGCGTGCCAGTGGGCACACCCACATCGGACCAGAGGTATAGTGACTGGAGTATGAGGATGCGGGAGGCGGGAAAAAGATAGGGCTGCGGTTGGAGCACCCGAGTACGTTTTTCATGCCTGTATCGGGGC